TCCGAAACTGTAATAGCATTATGAAAATTTCCATATTTTTTATGAGTTCCGGTTGAAAACCACGAATCTGTAGGATTACTTCTCACAAAAAACGGATTATCACGCCATTCATATGTAACACCATTTTCTACAGTATTATCTTCCTGATATAATACATAATCGCCTTTAGAATAAACTAATACTTTGCCTATGGTATGAGATATACTATCTGCTACATCAAACGAATACACAAACGGTAACGCAACTGGATTTATAAACTTACTAAGGCATGATAATTTACCTTCACGATTTATAATTCCGTTCGATGCACCTACTTCAAAAGTATACGACAATAAATCTTTTAAAGATTTACCTTCGAAACTTATTTCTTTTAAATATAGCAACTCTTGATATACTAATGCATTTAAAGCATATTCTAAAAACGGATTAAATCTCACATAAGGAATATTTTTAAATCTAGCTATCTTTTCAGGAATAGTAGCTGCATTAGTCGCTGTCAAATGCGATATTGAATCTATAAACGCTTTACAATCCTCATCAAAATAAACCATACGGTCTTTTCCATTAAGTGTTAATACCGCAGAATTGATTCTTCGAGGTCTGTCAAAATGCCATACGCCATACGGTACAGCTTCGTATAGAATACAATCAAAGATAGTATAACCGCTATAATATCCCCATACACGATCGTTCATATCCGACCAAGTAATATTATTACAATCACCCCATGTCATAACACCATTGTGCGTAGAATGATACTTATACTCGGCAAAGCCTGTTTTAAAATAGGAGATACCGGATTTATCAGGATCATTCATCAAACGATTTAAATTTGCAATCTCTAAATCAGAAGGTGTTTCGTAATCGCCAAATTTAAAATTACCTAATCTCTGATGCCTAGCAAAATATCTAGTTGTACCATCGTCTACTACAAAATACAAACGATCATAGATTAAAGCAATCTTACACGCCCATCCATGTTCGAGTTGACTAATAGTATTTCCTATTTCGATATTACCTCTAATATAAGGTGCTTCATTATAGACAGATATATTTTCTTTATTATTACTTACTGCCGAAATAGCATTTTCGGGTACACTATACTGATCGTTACTAACTTCTACACCTATATAGCATTTAAACTCTTTAGGGTAGATATCCGATGTTTGTATTCTTCTATCATCGTTTAAAATGGTTAAACTAACGGTATTACCATTCATTTCGCCAAACATAATCTGATCAGATTTAATAGAAGTTAAATTGAACTTAACACTGTTTTCAGCACTGATATCTTCATTCGTTAAAACGACACCATCTTCAGACACAAATGTCATGCGCTGTTTCTTACTGTCGTCATAACAGTTTCTTCTAAATGTTTCACTAACTGACCAAGCCATATGTATACCTCTTAAAACTCAATCAAATCAAACGAAATAGAACATATCCATTTGCTCATATCTTCATGCTCACGTGCTGTAATAATCGATACTTTACGATCACCACTATAATATTGTCCGGTATGCAACCCGTTATTTTCAGTAATCGGTATTTCCGGGCAAGGAAATGTAAACGTGAACTTTTCGTCACGTACCTTAGTTAAGATACTTTGGGCTGTCAAATAGTCCAAAGCGTTCCACGTTAAAGCCACATTATACTTTGTAGCTACCATCTTACGATGTAGCTGACCTTTTGTATCGCGCTCCGCACTAGTATCCAAAGACTGGCTACTATAATCATATACAGATGGATCAGGAATACTAACACCGTTAATAGCAAACCCCATGTATTCATTGTATTCAACGCCAATACTATTAGCCATTAGTATCTACCCCCTGTTTGATTATACATAGCTACAGATTGAGCCATAACCCTACCGGCATCTTCAGACGGTGCAAAAACAACCTTATTAGACTTCTTCGAGATTGCCTTAACGTCACTAGCAATACCAGTATCTTTAATAGCCTTGTATACTGCTGTACTGATACCCTTAGCAATATCATCATTATTAGCAACCGCCGTTTTACCGCCCATCGAGCCAATGTACTCGGGTACACCATTCTCGTTAGCGTAGAAGAAATCAGCGCTATCCGGATAACCACCTGTTGCATAACCCCTCAGTTTCCACTTAGAACCTGCTAACCTGGAAAATTTAGCACTACCAGGTGTAAGAGTAAGCGAGTTCCATGCAGAACTAATACCACTACCCATTTCATTCATCAAGTCAAACAAACTACCACTAAATCCGTTAAAGGATGTAGCCATACGACCTGTTAACGTATCTGATGCATTACCTATCGTGCTTTTCTGATCAGTAAGACCTGTTCCAAAACCTTCACCAATATCATTACCCAAAGAACGTCCAAAACTATAATTAAACAATCCCTCTAACTGGCTTTTAACACCACCAGTTAATTCAGATTCACTAACCTTAGTAGTATATCCTTTTACAATGCTATCTCGTAATGACTTACCTTTAGTTTCGAACGAAGTAACACTGATATCTTTAGCACTGTTCATCGTAGATTTTAACTGGTTCTTAATACTGCCAGTTGGGTCTTTGAAGCTATCTCGAATACCATTTACGATATCTACACCTTTACCCTTAAATTCAGGTAATTTATCTGTAAGAACCTTTAATGATTCTTTCGCTTTAGTTCTCAAAGCATCAGGAATAGGCGATAACGTAGACGAAATATCATTACCATACGCAGTATAAGCCTGTACGTTTTTATTCAGTTCTTTACGTGTCGCATTACCATTACTCGTAATACTTGCTAACAGTTGCTCCTGATAGCCGCGTGTACTGTCATAGAAAGATTTAGTTGAATTCTTAAACGAATTTGTAGACGAATCATAATCACTAGATAGCCTAGCAAACCGTCTAGCAAAAACTTCCATGTTCTGAATATATTCATTTCGGCTAGACGTACTCAGAGAAAGCACACCGTTGTTTGCTTTTACTGTCTTATCGTATTCACCCATTATACCCATTAACTTGCGGAAAGCTGTTTCCTGACGATCAGCTTGTGTTCCCAAATAGGCATCCTCAAATGCCTTTTCGAGCGTAAACATATCACCGCTCAACGCGTCTATAGTTGCACCCAAGCCCTCGGTCTGATACGCCCTATCCCAAAGCTGACCATAAGCAGAATTTTCAATAGTAGCCATTGTATTAGAATAAGAATCACTTAGCAATTTCTCTTGACCGTCATAATACGTACCTAGATCAGCAAGCAAATTTTCATAATAGGCACGCAATGTAGCATCGTCTCCTGACAACTGAATTGCTGTCTGTAAACTAGCTTCAAATCCGGCACGCTCTTCCTTCAAAGAACTTAATGCCGAATTATAATCGGAATGAATAGTTTTTATTAACTGTACTGCTTCTTCCAAAGATGTAAAACTTACACCTTTATCTAGAACTTTATTAAAATCGCTAACCTGTGTAGAAGTCGTATCAAATATACCACCAAGCCCTGTTAAACTTCCAGTAAGTTCACTTAACCCGGCTACATATTCCTCTTTAGATATACTACCGTTCTGATATGCCTGTTTTAATGCTTCAATATCGCCCATAATCGAATCAACTTTCTCAGATACAGTTGATTCAGTCGTACCCCACATAGCATTAAATTCATCTAATGTATAGCCCATAGCCATTAACTGCACACCCATAGCTCCGCTAAACATAGTACGCAAATGCGAACCTGTTTCTTCCAGTAATTGTAATACGCTATCGCGTAAGGTTGTAAACGATTGAGTGACTGCATTTACGTAGCTATCCGCGTCGATCTTACCGATAGCATAATTCGTGCGTAAGAGATTCAGCCCGGAAACAATATCTACAATGGTTCGTTTTGTTTCACTAATGGTTTTACTCTGATTTATAGCATCAGAATTGCCGAACTGACTTACAAATGTAGACCATGCGTTACTAAACTCATCTACACTGGCTTTAGATTCATCAAAAGCCCACGCTATATTTTCGATACGTTCTTTAGTCTGTTCCCATTTTTCTTGCTCGTAACCGTACCACATGAATGCCAAACTAATACCTGCCGATATTATAGCGCCTGCTGGACCAAACGCCAAATAACCACCGATAGCAGCTACGCTTGTACCAAGTACACCTTCAATAATACCCTGTGCTGTATTACCTTGTGCTAAGTCTTTACCACCAGCATAAGATATAGTGATACCAGCAATAGACAAAGCAATACCTGCTGTCTGTTTCATCAATGTTTGTGTTGAGCTATTTAACGTAGAAAACCATGTTGCAGCAGAAGATAAAGCGTTTATAAGTTTCACACCTATAATCGTTGTTGCTATCAGCCCTAGCAATACTTTAATCTCATCGGTATGCTGCTGAATAAAAACAATACTATCCTTTACAAAATCCAATGCCGGACGAAGATGCTGCATCATATCATCAGCAATCTGTTTTGCTTTATTTTCAGTAGCATCACCTAAGAAATCATAAGTAGGCAAATCAAAATTAAATCCTGCACCGGAAGTAGTAGACGCACCTGCACCAGCTCCCGATCCACCACTCTTAGATGTGATAAGGTTGATTTCATCGAAAGATGCAAGTGTGTTTTTAAGTTTTTCAGCCGTGCCTGTAGCGTCATCCAGTGTATCATCTAGCGCGCCTACAGCATTATTAACCGTATTCACACCACTAGCCGAATAATCAATAGTAGGCAATGTATATCCAAACAGTGCTGCTATTTCATCGATAACGATTTTCAGCACACGGATCAGCGCATTAAGATACGGCAATACCTGATTCATAATCGGTATAAGCAGTAAGCCCAATGATCTACGTGTCTGCTCCATCTGAGCCTGTAAAATACGAAGCTGATTTGTAGGTGAATCAAGTGTTCTAGCTAAGTCACCCTGAGCATCAGTTACCTGTGTCAACAGCGCATAATAACGCAGACTTGCTTTTTCAGCCTGTGTCATAGAAGATACATTTTCATCAATACCCAACGACAAAGCAATAGCCTGTAATCTAGCCTGAGACAAGTCATAACCTAATCTACGTACCGGTTCAAGTTCGCCCGAGAAAGCAGATTGAACCTTCTGCATAGCATCAGCAACGTTAATGTTATAGAAAGACGATATATCATAACCCAACTGTGTTAACTGCTGTGACATAACGGCTGCTCGATCTTCCGCAATGCCAAAGCCTTTGCCAAGCGTCATGAATACACCTTGTGCTTTCATCCACTGTGTGATATCAATACCTAATAAATCCTGTGCCTGTACCGCAAAATCATAAGCGCTCTCAGAAGCCTTACCCATAGACACCGAGAACAGGTTCAACGTCTCGATATAATCGCCATATGCCGTAAGACCTTCAGTAGCAACACCGGCTAACTTATTCAAAGCATGATAAACAGCTATTGTCTTTACACGCAAATTAGCCATTACTGTATTAAACGTTCTTCCGCGCTGTGAAGCAGTTCTAGTAGCTGAACTGAACGTTTTCATGGAAGATGCTGCTGTTTTTAGTCCGGAAGCGTCCATGCCTGACAGTGCGCTTAACGGAATTACAGCTTGTACCAAATCATGAAGCGCCTTGATATCTCTATCTTCGATAGTTTTCGACATTTCAACAACTTTAGCTAGATTACTACCTATTGTCGAGCTGATCTTCAGACCGCTAACTGCATTCAAACTCTGCAAGCTAGTTGCCAGTTCAACTATTTTAGAGCTAGTAGTCGCATCAATACCGCCAACGGATTGCCAAATAGCAGTAATACCACTAGCTAACGTCTTACCCGAAAACTTGATTCCATTAAGTTTAGAAACACTATCCACAAACGAGCTAATCTCGGATAAATTAGATATCGATTGAGTTGATTTTAACGCTGTAACAAAAGCATTATAGTTTTTCGTAAAAGTACCTACACTCTTTACGTTCGAAATACTAGACTTAAACTTTTCCAGGCTAGAAATTAAACTATCCAGTTCACTTGCAGCATTCGACGAATCAGATTGTATGTCTATGATCAGACCTTCTACGTTAGTATAATCACTCACCTTCGTTATCTCCTTTCTTCCGATTTGCTCGCGCTCTTTCGAGCATCTTGTTTCTCATTTCTTCCATCTTCTTGCGCTCTTTGCGCTCGATCATGTTTTCGTATTCCTTACGCGTCATTGGGTAAGGTTCGTCCATATATTCTATCGGCTCTTTAGGCTTCAATGCGTTTAGACTAGGCACTAATCTCATGATAGCATCGTATACATATCTGCCTTGCGTCCATAACTCATTGTTACGCCTATGCGCTCGTATTTCTTCCGCTTTACGATACATACGTACCAGTTCGGGATCACCTAGCCAGTATTGCTCGTATGTCATACCTATACTCAAATAATACGGGAAGAGATCATCAAACATCTTAGAAATAAAAAGGGGTGATTCTGTTTCATCAGAACCACCCCCTTGATCGTCACTAGAAGTTAGAAGTTCGCTTCCCAAGTCACGTTTTTTGCTTCGTCTCCCTCTTCGGGTTCTTCAAGCATTGCGTTAATCGGTTCAAGATACATGATGTAAAGCTGTTCGATCAACTGACGACGATTAGTAATCGACTCGTAAATCTTATCCTTCTGCTCATTACGCATGTTCCTGTGATGCACCATAAAAGCGCCCCGGAATAGCATTGGAACACCGATCTCAGGCTGTTCCGTAATCATATTCGATCTAAAACCTAACTGTGATAGCTGCTGTACTGTCTGACGATTAAAAGCTAAGGTATACTTTGCTCCCTCATATGTGAAGGAAATCTCTTTCATCATGGTTAATTACCTCTTCTCTGTAGTATGTACCTCGATTATATCAAGTAGGTACATCAAAGTCAATATCAGTAGTAGGCGTAATCGTAATGATCATTTCACGACCTTCGTTAACGCCCTTGCCGCTCACGTAGATATCGAGTACACCATCGAAAGTGAACTTACCATCAGAACCATCCGGTGTAAGCGTACCACCGCTTTCCGAAGCGCCAAACCACACACCAAAGTGCTTAGCTGTACCATCAGCCAGTGCCTTGACACGAGCATATGTAGTAGGATTGTAGTTCGCCGTGTAAGACATAGCATCACTATTCTGAATACCTGGAACACCAACCTTCATCTTATTAGACAGAGTTGTCATATCGATCATGTCCGGTTCGCCACCGAGATTCGGGTAGTCCTTGATATCCAAGAGCTTTTCCCAAGTAAGCGTACTCGTTCCAGTGCCGTGCATCAGATACGTTTTATACGTGGTATACATTTCAGTTTCAGCCGCTGCTGCCATAAGAGTTTCCCCCTTTTCGTTTTAATTTGCTTGTAGTTTGCTGTATCGTACTACTAAACGATTTATCGATGCTTCGTCATAATTAGGTACTGGCGAACAGTATGTTCGTCTATACCCTCTTAATCTTAATACAGGATCAAGTAAATTGCAAATACGCTTCACTGTTTCCTTACCATTAACTATGTCATTATCGAATATCTCGATATGTAACACAAGATTCGAAAAACATTCATCACCTGACAGATTCATTCCGTTTCGGTTCGCCGTATCGCTCTCCATATAAGCCTGTACATGAGGAAACGCCGATGGTTGATGTATGTACCTGTCTGCGATATCAGCATCAGGATATTCAGCCCATACTGTTTCACACACTAAATTAAAAAGTGTAGGTTCAACATCAGTCATTTGCTATTTTCCTCAATCTTTCATTTGCCGTATTACACAGTTCTAACCATGTCTCCCACATAAACGGACGGGGCGGCATTCCCTTCGTCCATCTACCGTTTTGATAAAACCACCCCAAATCACCATGATTGTTTGCGTCATGTTGCCATCCTGACGGTTTAGGCTCGATACTACTATTCGTAGCACCTACAATACCCGTACCATACTCGACAAAAGCAGCGTGTCTGCTATCAGTCTTAATATACCCGTGTTTACCATCAAAGAAACCCTCGATGCTTCCGAGTAATTCGCCTGTTTCGATTGCGTCCATTGCCGTAATTTTCATCCGTGCTATTTCTACGCCCTCATCCACTAGCGTTTGACCTAAACGTTGCGTTGCTTCGACTATATGATCCCGATATGCTTTGACTTCAGCAATAGCTTTATCAATAGATTCAGACGTTAATCTTATCTTGATTCGCTTACTCACTTAACATCAACCTTCCGCACACCGATCGTTAGAAAATTATGATTTCTCACAACTTTTTTTACGATATAATCATAAGCCACATTCTCGCCATACGCTCGATCTATCCAAAGTATACTGTTTTCGTTAATATCCATGTCGGGCATATCCACTACAACTACTTTATCGTAGTTTTCGTTCGTACCGAACATTTCAAGCACCGTGTTTCCAGTTGGAGTAGATACGGTACAATACATGAACTTCGGATCAGTATAAGTGACTTCCTTCTTTCCGTTTTTGTGTCCGGATTCATCTTCTAAGTAGGTTACACCCACATAGTTTTTGTAAATCACTTTACGCTTATTCCGCATTAGCCCTCTCATCAACCGAATACCCCCACTTTAGGAACGATTTCGCGCAATAGTTCATCAGGAATATCAGCCTTACCATAAATACAGGTTACTCCGTTTTCAGTATGCTGTATTTCACCTTCAGCACCTTGCTTTACCAGCATGAAATTGGCAATCCGGCATTGTAGAATGTCATACTTCGATGGTACTTCCAGTTCATCAGCTTTACCGAACGGATTCATCTGATTCAGGATAATGGATTTAGCAACAAGTAGAAAAGGGGATATCTCTTCTACTGTCAACTCTGTTCCGTCAGATTTCTTACCGAATAAACCACGAATCAACGTGTATTTGTCCGCATCTGTCATGTGAGATACCCCCTTCCTACCAATTAAGTTGCCTTAACGTCGCACTCGTCTGTGTAAACAGTGCCCGTAGCAGAACCACTAGCTGTTACCTTACATCTGTAATGCTTTTCAGCATCAGCAGCCTTGACGGTAAGTGTATCGGTATTATAGCCAGTGTAAGCAGCCGTAAGATCAGTCCATACTGTACCGGTCTTAGCGCGAACCTGCCACAGATAAGCCAGTGTAGCCGCAGATGCCGGTGCAACATTGTACTGAACAGAAGCCACAGAAACAGTAGCTGTATCATCAGCATCTACTTCGTTCTTATTCAGCTTTGCCGAAACGATGGAAGCATCTGTCTCTACAGTAGCTACTACACCGGAAACCTTAACCGATCCATCCGGTGCATCAAATGTGTTCTTCAGACCAGTAATCTTACCGTGATACCACTCACTTCCGTAGTCGAGACCTAACTGACCGTAAATCTGATACTTATCAGCAGCGCCAGTCTTAGCAAGACTTTCGAGGAAGAAGTTACCCTTATTAGGAACGTCCATGTATACCGGAGCGCAAATTGCCGGGTTAACGATAACCGCTGTTCCTTCCGGAAGGAAGTTGTTTGTAAGCAGTCCGATCGTACCAAACGGAGTAATAAGTGTATCGATGTTGATACCATTCACGTTACGAGCAGCCGGGATAACCGTCATACCATTAGCCGACGCATCTGCGTTAAGCTGCATGATATTGATACCACGAGCCATAAGTACGAGATTGTCTGTCGGAGCTTCATGCGAAAGCTCTTCGATAAGAGACGCAACGATCCAGTAACCAAGCGGTGTATCATCCACATCAGATACGATACTCTGAATAGCGTTTACGATACCGCCCGTCTTATATGCCTGATCATCGAACTTACCATCCTGAAAAACACCGTTAAGGAACGTATACTCTACGTCCTTCGCAATACGCTTCATGGTAGCACCAACCTGGAAATCAAGTTCGTTCTGCGGATTTGCTGTCTGACCTGCAATATTCAGACCGGAAAGCTGCCCCATAGAACTCTGCTTACCATAAGAAATAGCCAGTGCTTCCTGGAAAATCTGACATGCGTTGATGTTCTGTTCGCGTGTGACGAAAGACGGGTTCGGAGCTGTCAGAGAATCGGATTCGGAAATTGCAGGCTGAGAATTACCACCACCAATCTCGTATTCAAGAGACGTGGGGAAAAGCCAACTGTTTGTCGTTCTCGACTTACCACCGATCAGCGTAGAAAACGGAGTAGCACTGTTGCCCTTAGCAAACAGCATACCCGAATAGTTAAGCAGATTGTGGGAAGTCATAACATACGATTCATTTGTCGCCATTGTTAATTACCTCACTTTTACTTATTTTTTATGTTTTGTTCTTGCGCTACTCGCATCAATGCCGCTGCTTTCGCAAAATCACCAACGCCTAAACTAGCGTCGATGTCCGGGGTGAAATCTTTGACTTTCTCGGTATTACCACCCTGTAACTGTGGCGTGGAGTTAAGGAGTTCGGCTCTTACGGATTCTTTGACCGTTGCGATTCGGTTATTGAAATTAGTAATAACCTTTTCGATATCGCCCTCATAAGCAGCCTGTGCTGATGCTGTCGCCGTTTCGTCGTCCATTCCGGTTGTAAGAAACTTCGCCTTGAAATCAGCCATCTTAATGCGCTTTGTCAGTTCCTGATTCTCGCGCTCGATAGCCGCGATTCTCTCCGCTTCTTCAGCACGCTTCTGTTCCTCTTCGCTCATGTGTTCTTTGAGCTTGCGCTTGTTTTCTGCCGCTTCCGCATTAGACTTTGTAAGCGCATTACGTAGACGTGTGATTTCATCCGTGTTATCCTGTGGCAAGTCAATTTCCTGTAACGCTGCCACGATTTCGTCTGAAGTCATGTCGTCCTTCCACTTGTTACCGAGTAAATCTTTGATGTTTGTTGGCATAACAACCGTCCTTTCTGCGTTTTATACACTTCCCTGTGTTTAATGATCTGTTTCCGACGCTGATTTCAGAATCGGGTTTGAAATCGGATTCGATTTCTGTTTTGCGTTTTGAGAACTTCCCTGTTCAGTATCGTTAGGCGTTTTAGCCTGAATACTCATTTGTTCGAGTTCCTTTTCCTGGTACTCTTTCCAATATTTCATAGACATAGCATATGCCGCTTCCGGATCAGTAAACAATCCGGAACTGGTAAATGCCAGTTTAGGATGAACCTTATTATTCTGTAGCATTGCAATAAGCACCTGTGACTTACTCTGAATGTTATCATAATTACGTCTCGTAAACTGTAACTTAATATCCTTTACAGCCAGGTCACAGTAATGGTTATTCTTGCAAATATTGAAGATAACACGTAGTGCTTTCGTCTCCGCTTCCGTGAACGAGTTTTCACTTTCTTTAGCCTTAACTTCAGCAGTTACCCATCCATCACGAAGTTCTGAAGCACGACCTGTATCACTTGTACTACCAGTACCGCCACTTCTATTCGGCAATCCGCAAATGATCGTTATCATCATATCGATACTATCCGCAAGCGTCTGTGTCTGTTGCTGATCCATTTCATCCGAAATGAGTTCTACATCAGCAGGCAGATTGTTGTCAGACTTGATCTCGATTGCTCCGTATTCTTTGATCTTCGTCAGATCAGTCTCGTCCACAGAACAGTTTACAAACTTCATGAACGACTGTACAAACGCATCTACGCTATCCAAACGATCACTATAAACGGCATTCAACGCATTTAGGAGCGGAAGCACGATTTCAAACGAGCCTTGCTTTGCCGTATTAGCCGGATACTCAATTACTGGAATAGCACCCAGGTAATGCTCCTTAGCGTCTACGATGTTTCCATCTTCTACCTTGAAATAATGATATTTCGTGTAGATTTCGTATACTTCGCGCTGATATGTAGACACACCCACCATAGGTGCTTGTACTACGTCTCCCTCTTTCATGTAATACGATACGGAAAACATCGGTTCATGCTTGATATTGGATGAATATACGACAAACGTATTTCTAGGATCAAGCGTATATAGCCTAAACGGTACATCGTCTATTGGCTCTTGCGCAATAAACCGATATGCCGTGCCGCATATCATATCCCACTCGATCAGGTTCTTATCCGCAGTATGCTTTCCGAGGATATACATTGCGTCGTTAATGAGGTTTACGTTCTTCATTACGCTTTCATCCTCACGACGGGATACATACTGAATCGGTTCTCCGGCTAGATAGCCTACCTTGAACGAAACAATCTCGTTCGCACGGTTACAAATTATTTTGTTGCAGATTTCAGGACGAATCTTCTTCACTTTATCCAGTATATCCTGTCTACCGCGATAATAGTTCCACAGATACTGAATCTCGGCACGATTCTGACGATGAACATACAAAGCATCTGTAAGTTCCTTAATGAGATTGTCGCGCGTAATCTCAGTCGCATCAGTGTAGATGGTACGTCTACCTAACATACCTTCCGGATTGTATACATCATATCCCGAATTTGATTCAGCCATCCTTTTGCCCTCATATAAAGAAAAAATCGCCCATACTTTCGCAAGGGCGACCACTCAATCTATATTCATAATATCACAGATATTTTTAATGTCAAGCATTAAAAATATCCGTGTATGCACCACTAATACACGGATATCTTTAAAGGACAAGCCCTAGCAGAAAAACCAAATCAATGACACTATTATTATAACACTACCACGGACGATACGCAAGTTTCACTTTACTAGTCGACATACTTTCTATGAAATTTGCCAACATTGCCATAGCATCAGGTGCATCGTCGTGTTTGTTTCGCCCCGATAATACATAGTTCGTAAGCATTGTCATAAAAGCACCGTATGGTGTTGCACGATCAAAGTTTGACTTGAACAGAAATCTGTTCTTGACCATCGGAGAATTGACCTGTATTCGCGTCTCCTTTTGAGCTAAACTCGTTTTTCGGGTTATATGCGTGTTTCCACCTCGACGTTTCACTTCAGCATCTACCTTGTCTGCCACCTTGCCACCAGCAGCATTACTCTCAAATCGACACATCTTAACCCGGTGCTTCAGTAACATTTCGATAAACTGTCCTTCTACTATCTCAGGCGTACCGTTATTGAATACTACGTCCTCAATATACACATCGTTACCGTACATGTAACCTACTGGCATTACTCCGTAGTCAGTTCCCTTATCCTTCGTATCCGCTATAGCAATTATATTATCCGGCTCTAGTATCTCGCCATCTTCACCCTTCGGAAGTTCATAATAGTACCTGAGTTCGTCTTTCCTAAACAGCAATCCCTCGCGCTCTATAGGCTCGTTCATAAACAGCGCACGCCAGGATACATCATCCAGGTTAGAACGCATGTCTATAAAGTATTTTGTATCGAATCCGACATTGTACTCATAGTCAAAGTTAGATTCGTCATTCTCATTCAGCGCCGGACATGATATAAACCGCGCTCTAGGATCATCAGAATACCTGTTCTCTAATCGTCCTATTACGTCACGTACAGACCATCTAGTTGCTATATGTATCTCTTTACAGCCTTGCTTCTTTCGGGATCGTAGATCGTTCGTGTATTTCATCCACAGATTATCTAATCGCTCCGGATTCATCGCTTCTTCAATACCGGAACACATATCATCGGCATACAACAGTCCTTCGCATCGGGTAGCACCCGTCAGTGTCGCATTTATAGCTCTACATGTCAACGTACTGAATCGATGTTCCTTGCCTAAATCTATCGTCTGTAGCATAGCATTCTTCTTCACCAACGGTACAGGGAATACTTCACTATACGTGTATTCAGGATCAGTCAGAAAAGACAAGATACCTTCGTAGAAACTCTCCGTTAACGTTCCCGAATGCGCTGAAGCCAGGTTAGGACTATCCGGATTCGTACCCATATAGTACGACAATAGGAACATTCCCATCGTACTCTTTCCCGTTCCCGGGGGGCATGATAACGTAAGTAAGTCTAGCTTATCATCCAGTAAATCCTGTATATGATCCACCCACAAACTCTTGATGATCTTACGTCTAGGTGCATAGAATTTCTTGTCGGGATCACGCTCCCATTCCATAAACCGCATGAAACAATCAAACGACACTAGCGCATCATACTTTAGTGTCGCACGTATTACCTTTAACAGCTTTTCCGTTGTACCATGCTCACGGATCAATTTGGTAGCTAATGCTCGAACCGCTTCACTCTGCTTATGTGACCATGCATCACCCATCTGAGACAACAGCTCCACTTCATCCATCATTGCTTCACAACTGGATTTGCCTACAGCTACCTCATGTATCTTTTCAGCTAAACGTCTCTGATACTCTAGCTCATTCATCTATTATCTTGATCGTCCCTTCACCGTTTATTCGCTCTATCTCCCAATTCAGACCTTGCACTACATACTCATATAGCCGCGCTTTGCGTATCGCCAATTCCCTATCTTCCCGAGCAGCATACTCCACTTCCTTGATCAGTGTAGTTACTAACGTCTTTGCTACATTCCGCAATAGCATATCATATTCGTTATTGGAAGAATTTGTCGATTTCATCTTCTACTTCCCTTTCGCCTAGCTTTATCTCTATCTTATCATACCCCAACGCTTTCGCTATTTCACATATCATTTTCATAGTCTTTTTGCTCTTATTTCTAGGTGCTATTACGTAATACACTCGGCTCATATTCGTTTCAAATCCGCTGTCTATAAGTTTCCGGCATATCTCATTAGCCGTTAGTTTAGACTTCTTTATGTACTTACTCACATCTTCTGATATACTCCATGCATTTAAGTACATCACCCTACTTGAATCTACAGATAATGTATTTTCCTGATCCTTAGATTCAACTTCAGCTTTCTTAGCAGCCTTTGCCTGTTCCCGTGCCTTCCGTTGTATCGTGTCTTTCTTATCCAGTATCAATTAGATTCACCTTCTTTCCTTACACCCTTTGAGCAAAAATCATTTTCTGACACTCTTGTCAATGCAATTCGACAACAATAACGATTTTGTGTGATATAACTATAACAGTCCGGCGTTTTGTAATATTTACAATCTTTACAAAATACAATATCAGCCATTCTCGTCACCTTCTTTCTGAAGCAAACAGTCAGCAATCCTTGCAAGATTCTCAGCAATCGACATAAGTATCGCATTGGTAATACCGCTCTGTGCGTTGAGTACTTGCGTTCTACCATCTTCCATTGCTTCATCGATGTTTTTGATTAACTTGCAATATTTTTCAAACTGTGTCATTCCGCTTCACCTTCTCTCACAAAAAATCCCAATCTCTATCGTCAAATGGAGAATCGTTCTCCTTCTCTTCCAACGCTTCGATAGCCTTGTCTATTGCCCACTGTAATCTTATCTTATCTTTTGTGTGTGGATTTTTTGGTCTTGCCCTTTTTAGACACGCTATCGCTTCTTTATTATCCATTCTGATTCACCTTCTCTCCTTCATAACAACACATGAAGCAGTATTCATATAAATCATTCCCACAGATCGGACATTTCTTTGTTTCTGTTTTTAATGCTTCAATAGCCATATCAATAGCCGCTTGCACATTCTTTTTATCTTGTGTGTAAGGCTTTTTAGGTCTTATCCATTCCAGATAATCTATCGCTTCTTCTCTAGTTACCCCTCTTATCATTCCTTAACACCCCCGAAATTGTGTACTGTTCTTTGAAAATCCGCAAATGCTTCGTACACTTTTATGTTATCGGCATAAAGAACAGATATCACGGCTGTATCCGGATCAGGAGATAAATCAACACCATATTTCGTACCGCAATACTCACAGGCATTACCCGTTCTTGCTGCTCCACAGTTAGGACAGTTTATCTTCGCCATCCGATCCACCTTCTTCCGCTTCTAATTCAATAAGAGGACATGGTTCTTTATCATCAAATATATACTCGCATTGCTCAGCACAATAGCAATATAGACAGTTTACTGATTTCATCATCATCATTCTATATCCCTTCTTTCTTGATTCGCATATCAGCTCCACATACAGCACAATAACTAGTGTATATTCCAGTAAGTGGAAAGTCACAATGAGAACAAAAATAAGAATCACTTATCCCTGTTTTCTCGTCAAACTTTTTATATATCCACTCACCGCGTGGTCGTTTTTCATCATAAGGTGTGCCGTGTGCAATTATACTCTGTTCTATCATTGCTACGTTATCCTTAGTCCAAGATTTACAAGCACTATAATATTCTTCGCTTATATCAATTATAAGTTTCATTCCGATCCACCTTCTTTCTCATAACTCCATTTTTTTTCTATGTCGATATATTCCGTGTTGCGTCCTTTACTGCGCTCCACATATCTACCAAACACCTTTTCTATACAATCGGGGCATATATCTAAATGCTTCATGCTGTCAATACTATCATTACCCCAATCGCAATGCCCGGTTGTAACCTCATACCATTCAATACGATGATCATATCTATAACTCTTACTGTTATCACTAGGGTTATATGAACGAATAATCTTTTTACATTCGTCACAAAATACCTGTTCACAAGTAACAACATAAACTTCTTTTACAACCTTTTCTCTAATTTCCTTTACACTCATTCTCCGTCACCTCTCTACTTATCATCCTAGCACCACAGTTCGGGCAGAAGTTCCAAGTCGCCGTAATCCTGTCCCCACTTGAATAGGCACATCGAGAACACATATAAATGACTTCGCTTGTACTATCGAAAGGCGAATGATTCGGGTTATGCGTTGTGTTCCACTCTCCGCGTGGTCTGTCGGGTACAAACTTCCCCTTATATCCCGAAAGTTCGTGAGAAATATATACAGCATTTATTTCTCCATTTTTGCTATCCACGCCTACAAGTTTTACTACGTTTGGTCTAGTCATTCCGATCCACCTTCCCTTCACAGTATCGCCTGATGCGTGCCTACATACTCACCGTTGTACCTCAGCTTTCCCCTGTAGATACGCTCGTTCTTCAGTATGTTCTGAACCGTTCCTTCCGTGAACTCTAGCCCCTTCTGCGTCCGGTATCCTCGTATCGTCATTTCATGCGCTATGCCCTTTAACGTCATTCCTTTCTCTCGCATTTCATATACCGCTCTCACCGCTTTCGCTTCGGTCTCGTCTACAACCAACGCCCTATCTTGCACCCTGTAACCGTATGGCGGTCGCCCACCAGCATACCCACCACTCTTCGCTTTCATCTTCCTTCCGGCACTGGTTCGTCTCGTGATGTTCTCTCTTTCCAACTCAGCTACACATAGCGTGAATGCTTCCAGGAATGATGCCATGATACCCATGTTCCCAAAATCTTCAGCTACCGAGATCAGTTCGATGTTCTTCTTTCTAAGCAGCATCTTGAAATAATAGTATACGTTGATATCTCTCGATACTCTATCATTCTTTGCCACTACTACCGCTTCTACTGGTGGATTGTCAATCTCTCCGTATAACAGCTTGTCAAACTCAGGTCTGCTATCCTTTACACCTGACACTCCCTCTTCTACATACCAGTGTGCGATATACATTCCGTGTGCGTCACAGTATTCTTGGATCGTTCGTCTCTGCGCTTCCAAACCGAATCCATCTACCTGTCCGTCTGTACTTACTCTTGTGTATGCTACTACAGTTTTCATTGCCTTGCTCCTTTCAGGTTGCTATCATTATTATACGCTAACAATTTTTATAAAGCAATAGTCTGAATAAAAATTATTCGAAATTTTTTCGTCGAAAAATATTTTCGGTACTAACTTGATACCTATAATCTTTTATATTTCCCCCTCCGGGGGCGTTGCCTGGTTTCTGATCTCAAATCAAGCCGGGCGCGAATGTGCTAATAAATTGCATTGTTTTTATAATCAAAACATTCGAACGTCAAACAAAAAAAAACATACGAGATAATACAGCAGCCTTGCGAATATAGCGCGCCATATAAGAAAGAATTTTCTTTGGATCAGAATGACGGGTTATTACTAGAAAACTGGAAAAACGGCAAAAGTAAAAACGCCTTTACATTTTTATTCTTGATTTTCAATAAATAGCAACATTTGTATAAAAATTGTTAGTATTTGCTTGTTTTTGTGCTTTGCTTTACTAACTTTTATTAGTACAATGGTATCAACAAAAGGGTGAACGGTATCACCCGAGACGATACCGAGAAAAGGAGTATACTATGAAATACAATAAAATTATTGCACTTATCAAGCGCGAAGGACAAAAAGCGAAAAGCGATTTTCGCAAGGCTATTGCAACAGCTGACCGTGATTCTTGGCTTATTCGCAACAACCTTACCACTAAAAAGTGGAATGATTTCCAAGCCAAAAAAATCACGCTTGCTAACGCCAGAAAAATGGCTTTTGATCGCTATATCAGAGAACTTGATAAACAGACCTCTAAAAAAATTGAAAAAATACTTTCATGGGAAAATCACGCCGATGTTATTTCGCTCTCAATTCATGTTGAATGGAGCAAACAATACAACGCAACCGCAACTGTATTGATTGTCGACGATAAAGGCAACGCGCACACCTACACAGGGCGCGCCGGGGGTTATGGTTATGATAAATTAACCTCTGCTATCGCATCAGCTATTAACAACGATTCTTCGCTTCGCGGTATGTTGTGTGATGTAAAAGAAAAAGCACTGCGCAAGGGTGCAAAAATGCCGGGTAAATGGAATGACGACAACCGCGAAATCATCCATTATGGTGCAGGTTATGGCGCAATACCTTACTTCGAAGGTGGTGTAGGTCAGTCCTCTATGTGGGGCGTATTTGAAAAAATCGGACTACATTGTGTAGCATCTGACCGAATCGGAAAATATAACGATTCATTTTATTTTATGAAAGAGGTGTAAACAACGGGAAAACGGCATTTTATAAGCCGAAACGGGGAAACATCCCCGTCTATACAGGGCGGCAACCTGTATACTGAAGATGGCAAGCCAAATTATAGAAATGAGGTGTTACACATGACAAACAAGTATTTTTCCTTTGAAACTGATAATAAAGAAATCAAGTTCAATCTTTCCAACTATCTGCGAACAAATAACATCTATTTTGAAACGTCCGGCATTATCGGCGATATGGTTCATTATGAGATAGCAGCAACCCCGAAACAAGCAAAAGCAATCGATAATTTTATCGATAATATCGGAAAAGAAATTGTTATTTTTAAAACCGGAAACATCAAAAAAGCATCTTCGGATTCTTTAGTGGATTATACCGCGCCGGGTGCTTTTTCCCGAGACGGTGTTATAATCGGTTGTACAATCGGTTATATGGATATCGGAAACCACATCGAAGCCTATAGCATTTTCATAGATGATCAAATCGACACACACGGTAACCACACATACGCCGAAACCATTTTCTTAGATAATAGCCCGGCATATACTGCGTATGAAACTATAATTGAAAAGGGGGTGTAAACATGGATAATGAAAACATTTACACGGTTGAAATAACAACCGTAACAGATAACAAAAAACATTGTTTCGAATTAACCGCAGCAAGTTCTTTTGACGCTTGTCTCGATGGCATAGAAATATTACAAAACGAGCAAGGCTATTTTGATTTGGATACTGGTTCGGATTTCTTGGTGAAGATCGTTAATATTGAAAAGGGGGTGTAAATATGATACATTTACTTGGAATAGCTGCTATATTGTCAACATTCTTCAAATGGATGAAAAAATACAAATAACACCAGGGGGGCGAAAAGCCCCCCTTTTTATACAGGTTTATGCGCTCCTGATCCGGAGCGCTTTTTTTTTGCTTTCCAGTTTACCGGAAAAACGCACACAATTATAAAAGCCGTTTAAATGCCGTTTTAAGCGCCTACAATGTTTAGTAATATCCCGATATTGATAACTATTGTTAGCGCGTTTTAGGGGTGTTTAGGCGTGTTTTACGCCTATACAATATAGCAGCATACATACATCGGGCGAAAAGCCGAAAAGCCAGGATCGAGAACGAAACGTTTCGTCATCAGACAATACTTTTCCCGTAACTCGACCGATGATGTCAAAATCTCTAAAAATGTCATGAAACTTTGAAAACCCGAAAAACGCGACATAGTAGGCATTTTAGGGTTTATAGTCGTAAAGTCGTAAAGTCGAAACAACAAAATTTTGAAAGTTTTTAGTCGTCCAAGTCGAGCTTATATTTCGAAGCCAAAGTCTCTGCTGAAACAGTACGACGATCAGTGATGATAGTCTTTTCGACTGAATCCTTATAGTCGCCATTATTTTTGAGCAGAAAAGAACCGGCTGTAGCCGAAATAGTGTTAGCTTGCATGTAACCTTCCAAAGTCGCAATATAGTTGTCTCGAAGAGAACAGAAAAACTCCCGAACCTCATCGGGAACGAGAACGTCGGTATGAGTTCTCCAGTTTTCGTAAGAGCCTGTTTCACAGATTCGAATAAAAACAGACCGATTCACGCCAAGAGCCTGAGCGAAGCCGGAGATAGTTGGCTTAACATTTCTAGCCGAAATAATTTCGTAGTAACGAAGAACAGCCTGAACGCATTCCTCGTAGGAATTGAGATCAGGTCGAGGGAGAAAAAGAGTAGCGATAGAGCAAGCGACAATGTTAGCATCTTTCTCGGTAAGTGAATCACCAGTAGAATCAGCAGCGGACAGATACTGCTTATAGATTGTACTGGCGCGAGTTTTAGATTCAGCGATAGCAGTAAGTTCGTTAAGATTAAAAGACCGGGTATCGATTTTAGCCACCCCATACTCCTTTCTTCGCATCACGTACCCCTACCCGGTGGTCTGATGCAATCGGTTGATTTAATTTGATGATACCACGCAGAGAAGAAAAGTCAATAGCGAAAGCTGGATCGAATGATCCGTGTTCATGGATATGAGAACTGAAATCCCGAACAACAAAATCACAATATTGCAAAATTGATAAAACACAAAGTCGAATGTACTTGTCAGAACTAGAAAAAAAGAACACCCCCTATTATTTGTATATTTTCTCGTATATATATAATTTTAAAAATAATGACAAATGACAAATATATATAAATAATATAGTAATACGAGGGGTTTGCTGTCTTGTCACCCTCTCAAAACGCCTGACAAGTCCGACAAGAAAATACAAATCTCCAAAATAATCAAACATCTGACAAATAAAACTGCAAACTCAATAATATCAGTGCTTTCCAATTTGTCACCCATAAAAACACATCTGACAAATCCGATAAATACTCCAAAAGTGAAATAATTCATTTAACTTTTTCTAAAAATCCACACTTACCATCTTGCAACAATAGTTAGCGAGTGATATAATTTGTCACATAAAAACACCTTCTGACAAGGGTGACAAACAACAGAATTTGCTCTATCAGAAAAGGTGTCATGTCAAAATAATGATATTTTTTAAAGCTCAAAACAAATGAGAAAGTAGGTGTTACTATGGAAGATTTAATGAGCTGGTTAGGTTTAGACGAGCAACCCGAAGAACCGGAAGAGGAAGAATGTGCTGAAGCACCACAGGAAATGATTGATGCACAAATGGCGTATGATGAATACGTAGGGGGTATGCCTGATACCCACCCCGTATCGATATTCAGACACAGCTTTCTGCACCCCGGGTATCTGCCTTGTGATATGGTGCATCATGAACCGAAGGTGATTGATCCCGACGAGGTTGCGGATAGAATGGTGAAAACGGCATACGACCAGTTTAAGAATGGATCAGCTTTGAATCATATCAGGTTCTGTCAGATTTGGCATGAGTATTATAATTACATATATTGTGGTTATATCCTTACGCCTGACGGTCAGATTGAACCGGATACGTTTAAGTCGGAGATTATCAAGATACTGTTTAAGATGAACACGGAAGGTAAGAATCTTGATATCACAGCGGAGCATTTATATAAGACATATATAAGTGCATATAAGACTGATGCGTATGTTACAACTAACCTGATCCCGTTTAGGAACGGAGACTTGTACCTTGTGCCTGATGAAGCAAGGGGGAAACGTGCAAAGAAGTATGTGTTCCATGAGAATCAGAAATCTGCTGTTCCGTATAGGTTTGATTATGATTTTGTGAACGTGCCTAACTGTATCGAGCCTGACTTCCCACACTTTAAAGCGTGGCGTGATGATCTGTTTGACGAGGAAGATGTGTACTCTATTAAGCAGATGTTAGGGTATCTGCTTGTTCCGACTAACGAAGCACAGGAAGCGTTTTTCATTATCGGCAAAGCTGGATCAGGAAAGTCTATCCTGACAGATTGCGTGCTGCCTAAAATGTTGGGTGAAGCGTTGTTTCCTATTTCAATAGGTCAGTTCTTTAACGATAAGTTCCAAATAGGAACGTCTGAGGGAAAACTCTGTATGGTGGATGATGATATCGGTGAAGCACGGCTGTCTAATGAGGATTCCGGAAGGTTTAAGAACTTTGTTACTGCAAAGACGATCAAGATAGAGCATAAGCATTGCAACCCGGCAAAGATAAACAATTCTGCCAGGATCGTGTGTGCCGGAAACCATATGATAAATGCTGATGATAAGACGGATGGGTTTACGAGACGACTTCACCCTATCTATGTAAAGCCTAGAACGATTGATGTGGTGGATACGAAACTTCCGTCTAAGATCGAGAAAGAGATCGAGCTGATTGTGCTTTGGGCGTTAGAAGGGCTTTTGGAAATATCGGAGCATGACGGTGTACCGTATGTGTCTAATAGAACGCAGCAGAAATTCAGATACTACAACGAAGGTCAGAAATGGGAAGAGCAGTTCATTAACGATTGCTTTGAGTACAAAGAAGATGCGGTTACGTATTCACAGGATATCAAAGACGTACTTGCTGACTGGCTGAAAGAGAATATGGAGATCAGCGGCGAAGGATATCTCGGAGCAAAGTCTGCCAGTGTTACAAGGTGGCTTAAAGATGAAGGTGCTGACAAGTATGGATTCGTATACAAGCGTGGTCTGAAGCGCGGCACATCGTATACGGCTAGAGGATATGTAAACATGTCGCTTAAAGTGCCGGTAACGAATCCTAAAGCATTCCGAGACGAAACTGGAAAACTGAAGATCAAGATAGAAAAGAAGAAACCTGAGTAAAGGAAACGAGGTTCATATAAAACAAATACCCACCGGGGGTGACCTAGTGGGTATTTTTATGCGATAGCTATAGAGAAAGTGTTGATCGAAAGTGCTATCTTTCTTTATTATATTTCATCTGATTATATTTGTCAAACAGATGCTTCTTTTCACCAAATGGCATAGGTGAAGGTTTTGGCAAGTTTACCGCTTCACGTTCGGGATCACACTTTTCTTTACGATAACCACACAGCTTAGGATAGTAATAATTGAGCAAACATCTATAGCAATGCTTGTACCACTGAGAACTTCCACGGCAAAGCCAGTTCTTAGCCGATTCCGGACGATAACACCCTTCTTCAGTACGAATGATCTGTGTGATTTTGATTAAGTAATCATAGCTGCATTTGCCACGCTTATATAAAATGCGCATCAGATTTAGACTTGCCGATCCTGTACGTCTCTTATGATCCTTATTATACGTAGGCACGATCCAAGCCTTATGAAAGTATGCTGCTTTGTCTCGGAAATTATACGCGATAATATCTTTTGATTTTTCAAAATCCATCTGAAAAAGAAGTCTATCCATTTCCGAATCAAACATGTAAAAATATGGCACAAAAGCATATCTCTCTGTATCCAGGTTAACATCTACATTACTGATCATGCCGAATAAGTGATGCATGTGAAAAAATTGTTTAGAAACCTTATCCGTGTAGCTGTTGTATTTGAGCAACACAAGTATCGGATATCCGAGAACGTAATCATCCTTATTCTCTTTAGGTGGTTTGGTATAAAGGCATCTATCCAGTTCGGGATTCATTAGCGTATTGTAAACATTTAAGCTATTCATTTGCAGCACTCCTTTTATTATTCCACAGAATTAGTTGTCCGCAAGTGCGGCACTTATTTATGTTTATTGTAAGCGACGAACCGCATCTAGGGCAAGTAGGTTTTCTACAATAGATATGGGGTAACAAAACAGTACCCCGTACTAAATCTAAGTTTAACATATAATATCCCCTTTCAGTATTTAATATGCATGTTTCCGTTTTCGTTGATCCAGTCAATAACTTCTTTATAATTAAGACCACCTTCTTCAGTAGGACGCATGATATAATCGTACAGTTTCGGATGAGTTTTCTTCATACGTTCAAATCGGTTTTCGCCTTTTTCTAAGTGACAGCCAAAACCACAGAACATACAGCCTGTTCTATCACAACCAGTAGTTTTCAGTTTCCTGGTATCAGGAATCACGCCTAGATCAGAAAAACTAATCTGTCTAGCAGATGTATCGCACGAATCCGGAACAATTTCCCCGTACACGGAGCAAATCGGAATATTGTATGTAACGATGTATTGTAGTACATCTTGATCCGTCCAAAAAGCCATAGGATGAGATTCAGGTACTTTTGTATTAAATACATTACACCCTGTTCTTAACCATGCTTTTTCACGCTTTTTACTTTCGGCAGCCATAGTTCCCGTTATAGGGTGTCGTCCGCTTGTTTTTCCATATGCTTTAACCGGATTCTTTTTCATAACACTACAGCATTGCGGAGCGATATCAAAAGGAGCATTAAGAAGAAATGCATACCTAGATCGATCATACATTTTGGATGATTCATTAGTTAACTTACCTTTTTCTTTATGCGGCAAAGTACCCATTACTTGTTGCAATCGTGTAGTCATTAAACCATCTTTGTAATTGCGCTTAGCGTAATATATTACGTCTGATACCTCTTTGCTGATAAACGGATATCCGTATTTCTGAATAACCTGTTTAAAGTTCATTTCAGGCTTCAGCCATACCACGTTTTCAAACGTCTTAACGAACTCTCTGATTTCGGGGTATTCCAGTCCTGTATCTACAAACACGGCTGGAATCTCAGTATATCCTAATCTATTTCTTACGATATCCAGTAGCACGGTGCTGTCTTTACCCCCGGAGAAAGAGACGTATACCCCGTCTTTGCCAAACTCATTAACCCAATCCCTGATCCGCTGTTCTGTCATTCTGATCTTAATAGACAACGGAAGCGCTTGCATTTGTTTTAAGTCTTGAATAGTATGTACATTCATGTTTAAAAATCCTCATCATCATCTTCTTTTAGTTCTGATATGTTTATTTTTGCAATAGCCTTTAAAAATTCGGGATATGTGTCTACCATTTCCTTCAGATATTCCTTCGTGTTTCCGGCTCTCGATCCGGTATGAAAGTATTCTAAGAATTGACCAGTAGGCGATATAACACCGATGGTCATGGAAGATTCACCGTATAGATACCCTGTAAATCCGTTATCACTAGTGTATTCGATCAATTTATTCACCTTCTTTCCGCATCGAAGCGCCGCAATTCGGGCAGAAGTTATATAGAGGTTCGTTCATTACCTCTTCAACCCTTGTATTTTCACCACAATTCGTACATCTGTATTTATCTTCTGTCTGCCATTCCCACTCACCGTGCGGTCTTTCTTCGTATTTAGGCAACTTCTTCACTTGCTCTGTAATTTCGCAAGTATCATCAATCGACCAAAAGGGACAAGTTGTACAATTTTTCCCATTATTGCATGGGAGTTTGTCTGTATCAATTATATACTTCATTTCTTATCACCTTCTTTCAATCCGTTATACTTTCTAAACGCTTCTTCTGTCATCGGTGCACCGCACCACGGACAAAAGCGAAATATATATGTCTCTTCCAGCATTACAACATTACCGCATTTTGAACAATTGCAATATGAGGTATCTTCGCACGCTTTCCATTCTCCTCGTGGTCGATCATTTATCTTTATCCTGTTCATTCTCATAAAATCGTTTGGAGTAACACAATGGTCTTTTTGGTTACTGCAAAAATTCAAAAGGGATTCAATTCCGATATATCCATACTTATCGCTCATTCCGTTTCACCTTCTTTTCTTTCTTTTCTTTCTGTTATCGCTTCCGCAGTTCGGGCAAAAGTTTGGAAAATCAGTATCGAGGTACGGCACATTGCATTTTGAACAAACACTATAAATATGTGCCCCTTGTTTATTTCTTCGGATGATCCACTCACCATGTGGTCGGTTCTGCTCCCGAAGTGATTTCTTCAGTTCATCAGCAATCGCGTAGAACATTTCACGCCGTTTGAATTGTTCATTATCGAAACAGTCATATGATGCAAAATCTTCACAGAAGTCTATCATTTCGTTAATTGTTGGCATGATCTTTACCTCTCTCAATAACTCCCATCAAGTTCAAGATAAACTGGCACGTTTGTTTTTGGTTTAACTTCCCATCAGCATCACGCGTTTCAGTGATAAGTTCTTTGAAGTATTCCCATTGTCCGTGCGGTTTTTGTTTCTTCCGAAGTTCTTTCAGTTCTTCTAGCCATTCGCTTATTTGATTCCACAGTTCCGCTTTATACCTGAAACGTGTTTCTTCCTGTATATAAACACCCTCATCCGTATGGTAAGCAGACACCATTTGATAATATCCCTCGGATTCTTGTTCGGCGTATTTGATTACATCGTCAATATCTGTTACACTTTTAAACTCACTCATTTTTCTTCACCTTCTTCCATTTTTTCGATAAATACAAGGTGATTCGGATTTACCCATATGTTATCAAACACAATAGGCTTATTAGGATCGAGTTTGTGTAAATCAATATCTTCCGAAAAATTAAAAGTAACCATTACGTTGTTTGTAAACGAAAGTCTGTATTTCACAGTTCATCCCTCTCATTCATCAATATGTCTCATAGCGTAGAGCATTCCTATTGCGATACTAAATCCGATAGCAATACCGATGATCAGGTATATTACATTATCTACCGTCATTGCTAGATTCACCTTCTTTCTTTAGCATTTCCTTATCAGCACAATCCAAACACTGATAATAGATATCACCAGTTTTCATATTCATTTCTACAGCAAACGCTTCGCCTGGATAAATGTCTCTACCGCAATCTTTACACTTCATCGTTTTCACCTCTCATACCACGTACCACGAAATTCTGCGTGACATTTTGGGCATGATTTTCCACCTGCAAAACTCCATGTTCCGCAAAATGTACACTTCCCTAACACATACCCTCTTTTTGTGATAAACTCTCCTACTTGTTTTGCTTTAAATCTAGGCATTCCGCTCACCTTCCTCTTCTTCCAGTTCGTGTTTTATTTCAGCTTTTATAAAGCACCATCTGCAAACTCTATCGCCATCTAGCCAAAACAGATCATTAGTTGTTCGTCCGCAATGTTCACAAACTGTATCATTTTCTAAATGCATCTGATTCACCTCAATCCTTGTATTTGAAAAACATTGGCTTTGCTTTATTTTCTGCACAATCCGGACAAACCCAGCCGGTATATTTGTGACACGTATTTTCATTCTTCAGGATCAGTTTGTACCATCCATTTCTGAAGAGCGCGGAATGGTTATTAAACTCATTCTTAGTACCACAAATCAGGCATTTGTTGAAACCTAACATATAATCACCCCCATTTGTTTTCAAATATTATTACGCCTATGTATATCGCGATCAGAATGATAATAATAGGCAATAACAGCTTATTCCCATCACGAAGAAAATAATCAAACATATCAAATCCTCGCTTTACTAAAAAACTCTTTTAGATTATATCGGGCATTTTGTGCCGCGTGCCGAAACAGCGTATACAACTTCGTGAACGATACCATCGGCAAATCTAGCTTTTCGGGTTGCTTCTTCAACGGTTTTGAAAATACCGATTCTTACAAGATTTCTTGAAACTTCGTATCTCTTAATGTATTTAGTCATAGTCGAATCCTCGCTTTCTTTATCTTGATTACATGATACACTAACTTTTATTATCTGTCAACAATTATTAGCAAAAAAAAGAAGAGGGATTTTTATATCCCTCTTCCTAGCACTGAAGTTAATGGTGATTACATCTGTTCGAGTTTCATCATCAGCTTTTCAATTTCCTGACGTGTTCTCTGATCCGGTGCATCTTCCATCAGTTCCTGTAACTGTTCTACCATCATATCGCTGTCTGAAGCATAGCGACCTCTCGAATCGCGTCTAGCATTTCTGCCACGTCCTCTAGCGTAAGACGAACGATAACTGCGCATTGAGCCATCGTAAGAACCACCACGCATAGAACCATCATAAGAGCCACGCATAGAACCATTGTCATACGATCCTCTCATGTTGCCATCGTAAGAACCGCGCATAGAGCCACCATCGTAAGAACCACCACGACTAGAGTATTCAGCATCTTCGATGATTTTACACAGATTCTTAATAGTATGAGCCAGTTTATCGACTACTTCTAAAGTACCCGCGGTCATTTCATCTTTCGAACCGTATTCTTCCAGTTCCTTCATGAGTTTTTCTTTTAATTCATAAAGTTCGTGCATAATAACTTCCCCCTTCCTTACGCTACTCGCGTAATACTAAGACTACCGTCAATTACGTTAATCAACGGTGTAGGTGTCGTAGCTGGATCATCAACTGTACCGTTTACATACTCTACCGATACAGTAAAGCAGCAACCTCTAGGTACATCTACAGTGGCTCTACTGGTTACGTTTCCGTATTCGTCAACAGCAGCCGGAGTGAAGATACTTCTACTACCTACTCTGCTTTCACCCGATACCACAATAGCTGTAGCAATAGGTGTAACAGCGCCGCCAGTCGGAATAGAAATGTTACCTGTAAACTCAACGTTGTATCTAGCAAAACAACAAGATGAGTTTTTGACGATACCACGGAGTACAAAAATTCCAGTGCCGTTCTGATGGAATACATTTCCACGATTGCATGGAATAGAATCAATAAAAGGAATTGCCTGATTCAAAGCAACGGATTCAACCGTATCCCTTGTTAAATATTCTGCCATAGTATCACCACCTTAATCAGAATCCGCTGTTACAGCCACAACCGCAACCTGTATTATTGTTGTTCGGGCATGTGAAGATCGGTGTCATGCCATAAACAGGCATTGTCGGTACAGGGCAATCGCGCATTCTCTGATACATAGCGTCGATTTCAGCTACCTGACCTGCGCGAATAGCAGCGGTCTGTGCTGTCTGCGATGCGGAAAAATTCGCCATAGTAAGCTGTCTTTCAAGATCAGCAATCTTTTCGTTCTTCGCATCGATTTTGTCGGAGCAAAGCTGATCCTTAATAGACTGGATACCACCGTTGATTACGTTGAGAATACTCTGCGTATTCTGCGTATCATTGGCTCGTGTAGCACATGCTTCACGGGCAATATCAGAACCCAGGTTAGCAATGCCGAGACGATTTTCACAGCAGCAATCAGCAAACTGAGTAGACAGATTGAACATCTGCTGCATGTTTGCCATCTGACGTGCATTATCAGCAATTTCAGCCTGTGCAAAACCGTTGCTGACAGTAGCGTTTACTCCGGCAAAACCATTGCACAAACTCTGCTGTACATCGGAGAAACCGTTGCAAAGCGTACTCTGAATACCGTTGATACCGCCCATGATAGCCGCCTGATCAAAACCGCGCTGTACGTAGTTACCGTCATTGTTTACAACATACGGAACGCCACCAAAGAAACCGCCGTTATTGCCGCCGTTATTGTTACCATTCCATCCACCAGCAGCAAGGAGAATGATCAGCAGAACGATCCACCATCCATCCTGACCGAAACCTGCGTTTCCACCGTTACTCTGATATACCGGATACGGATAAGATGTACCCCCTACATTTCCAGTAGGAGATACGAGCATTGTGGTAGACATACCACCATTTTCGTCTGTAAGTGCCATATGACTTACCCCCTTTAACTATTATTGGTTAACGACTATCAACCTTTTTACATAGCCGTATAACTTCGCCCTATGTACACTTAGGCGTTGTTATCTGAATAAGTTTCGGAACTGAGGATCGTTCCGCATAGACATTGCCTGATTTAATTGCTGTTGCGATATCTGATTTGAATTAAGAAGGTGCTGTATGATTGCCTGTGGATCAGTTATGTTATTCGGTATGTTGAATCTATTACCGAGTAACGCCATCGGATTCTGTTTAAACTGAGTAAACATCTGCAATAGCTGTGCTGGATTCATCATTATTTTTCACCTACCTTTTTAGTCGGTGCTACCTTTGGTTTTTTCAATAGTTCTATTTCGTTCCAAATAGCCCCTATTTCTCTTTCCAGTTTTTCTACGATACCGTTATCACATTTTGGTTCAACGGGCTTTTGTGGCTGTTCTGTGACCGCTTCTTTAACGAGTTTGTATCGTTCAAATACCGGACGATCTAACTGAGACATACCCATTGTCTTAGTGTACATATATGGTTCGTTCTCGTGCTTAAATGTTACAGTATTACCAAAAGCAACTGGATAATTACGTGCTTCATCTTCAGAACGTACCAGGACGAAATCACTTCTATTAGGCTGTTGCTGAACAGGTTGATTATTCTGCGGTACATTTTGCATCGGAATCTGATACTGTTGTGGTTGATACCCATAAGGAGCATAGTAGTTGTAAGCCATGTTTATACCTCTTCTTTCTTATACCAATAAAAAATCGGAATTTCCTGTGTACTATCGAAACTGTCGTACAAATCTCCGTCGATTGCTGTAGCCACGTGGTGTGTGAAGCCAATCACGTATGTACCTGTTGGATGATCCTCTAAAAATGCTTCTGCTGTATAACAATCCGGGCAAGTATTAGGAATAGATTCTCGATAAAAACCATTCTTTCGCAATACAGCACCCCATACGCTATTGGAATGCGGCATATCGCCCATTGCGAACCCGGCAGCACATACTTCGGCATATGCTTTTTCCCAATCAATATCTAATGCTTTGGCTACTGCTCGAATAGAGCAATCTTCCACTCTACGTCCAGTTGGGTTTGGGTTATACTCAATCCACATATAAGTCACCTTTACATTTGATGGATTTAGTATAAGTTATCCCTATCGTGTGCGGAAGAAAGAATAGATAAACAAAAAGCATACATTACGTATGCTTTTCGAATAGTTTCTTGTGTTTGTAAATGATGTTTTTGATTTGAACTACTGATAACTGGTAATCTTCAGCGATTCTATCGTAAGTGTATCCTCTTATGAGTTTGTCGTAAAGTATTTGTTGATTTCTTTCTGCGTTTCTCCCTACCACTCGGTTCTCAATAATATAAACGATTTCGCTTTTAGTTAGATCATCTATCACTAATCCGGTTCTCCCTTAATTTAGATTCTACATACTCAACAATAGCATCGGATGAAGGATTTGTTTCTAGAAATTCCAGTAACTGTTCTCCATCGATGTATTTGTGATGTAAGGCATAGTATATCATTTTATCAGTATTTGACAACCCCGATTGCATGATATTGTATAATAATTTTTTACGCCTGGAAAAATTAGCCAAACTCATATTAAACCTCTTTCCTTAGCCACACTACGCTCAAACTGCGATACTATATACCAAATGTTTTGAGGTTTAAGAGAAAGTTTAACAGCGATCTTGTTGGCTTCATCACTCATACAATCTGCGGTGTAAAGCTGCCTGATGGTCTGCTGTGTAGGCAAATCGTATCCGTTAAGTACGTTTGCCACCGCTATGTAATTGTTGTATTCCACTCGCATTTGAGGTGTAGGTGTGACCTCTGTGCTAAAGTAATACCGAGTACAATGAGCAACAAAATCGCTGTAATACTTTCTCATGCGATATATAATACCTTACCCTTTCTTAATTGTCAACATGCAATATCGTGATTGTCGAATATACATCAAACCAACACGAAGTGTGGTAATTATCGAATCCACCTGTGATAGTTACGGTATCGCCGGATTCAAGTTCGATATCAGGTATCGGGAATTGAGTAGTTGTGCTAGTATTAGCGTAAGTCGTAAGAATAACAGTATCATTCTTTTTGACGGTAAAATAGCCATCGTTACTGCTAGTATTAGTTCTCACCTGCGTGTTAGAATGAAACTTAATCTTACAATGATCGGTTGCAGTATACGTCCATATAGTTCTCGTAACATCTGTACCATTAACACCTGTCAATTCCAGTAATGGATTCGAAGAAAGTACAGTTTCAAAACTAGGATCACCGGATTCATATCGATAGACCACGGACAAATCACCATCGCCCCACATTGTGTTATCACCTAGCCTTGAAATAATCGGAACAGGGGTAAACGTGAAATCTTCGGGCGTTGTCGCATACAAGAAATACACATTGTGTTCTGCCAACCATGCTTTAGCTTCTGCCAATGTGGTCACTTCCGTTTTAGGTAGTTTCAGCGTGAAATTGTTTGCGTCTGAATAGAATGATACCGTGTCACTACTCCATCCTGCTCTCGGGAATGTATAGCCTTCACAAATGCACTGTACCGCCGTGGGGTCGGGCAACGGTTTAGCGTGTGCCATATAGATACGAAATACATTTGTGAGGTTATCGGAAACGTTATAATTCTGCGTACCATCCCACAAGTCAAATGTATATTCGTCTGTCCCTGTCCCGTTCACCACGTCCGCCTGTCCGCCGCAAACCGTGCGACCTAATGAAGCCGTGTGAATGGTAGGTTGCACATATTCTGTATATCCCAAATCGACCGTACCACGGTTCAATCTAATATCTTCCCTTGTTACTGGATTTCCGCTCACTACTACCGACCAACAGAAACGAACAAACGCCGTGCCTGTCGGGAAAGTAAACTGTTTAGAATAAACAGAAGTCCATGTTGCTGTTGATTCTCCGTCAATCCTTGTTTTATTACTGTCATAAGCAACCCATTTCACTTGGAAATATGTACTACTAGATACCCATGTGAAGAAAAAATCGCCTGCAAATAACGGCATGAAATCTGTTGTTTTCCATGATGTACTTGTCGTATCAACATTTCCTGTGCTGATATTCAAATTTCCATTTTCTGCCGTGCTTGCGTCTATAAAATTGTAACCACCTTTTATAACGTCCACGGACGAAACGCCGTCCAGTGTCGGCGCAATCGTCACTTTGCAAGACTTTAACGGTACATCGTCCGCGCCGTCGGAAAATGCGACAATACTCCCGGAGACGGTTTTTTCAGGAAGTGGTGTTAAAGCCTTAATATTATTATTCCACTCTACAGGCTTAAAGCCTGTCTGTACATTAAACTTCCGCTTCAGCGTTAATGATACATCTTCCGCTAATTGTCTCGGGATAGCACCCCAATCTGAATTACTCATGATCCACCCCTCATTTCATCATCGTTGTAATCGGGCGCATTTTCGTCAATCAGTATAATGGACGGAATACCGTTTGACCACATCACATCAAGCAGGCAACCTGCATCAAAAGGCGAAATATTAAGTTTTGCATGGTCTTTATCGAAAGCGATTGAAAAACTAGCCATTAGAATCAACTCCCAAATACGGTATTACTGATATCAGCAATCAGTAATGTTTCTATTTTTTCAGATGAAAAGGTCTTTGTTGCCGATACAGTGTTATCATCTATTAAAATAGAAGGATCACCTGGCGTACCAGTGTCGCCCTTATCTCCCTTGTCTCCTTTATCTCCCTTTTCGCCTTGAATACCTTGTTCTCCATCATCACCCTTATCACCTTTTTCGCCCTTGTCACCCTTTTCGCCTTTATCTCCTTTATCACCGGGAACGCCTGGTTCACCCTGTTCGCCTGGATCACCTTTATCTCCTTTTGCACCATCCTGTCCCGGAATACCCTGTTCGCCACGTTCACCTTTAGCAGAAACGCCAGTAGAAACAAATTCTTCAGATACGGCATCCCACACATACCATTCATCGTTTTCGATCTTCGGGTAATGCAATACATTACTTTCTGTTTCAGCAACGGCTACCTGCAAAGCAGCAATGGTCTGTTCGATGATATCTTGCTGTACCGGAGTAGGTTCTGCTTCAGATGGAAGCGCACGTTCCTTAACGGGGATAGTAATATCATACTCCGTCTCGCCATCTGTCTCGGTGTCGTGTAAGAAAATCCACATTCGGATATCTTTGCTTTCCTGTAAAAGAATATCCGGAATCGTTACCTGATTATCTGATCCTAGCATGGTGATAGCATCACCCGTATTTGCAAAATGTGCTTCAAAAGTAGAAGGTAATTCCAAACCTTCAATAACTACGATCTGACCGTAATCATACTGATATAATCTATCTGTCATAGAACTACGTTTTCCTAATTCAAACGTAGCTGTCACAAATCTGTTTTCACTCATATCAACCTTCCCCCACAGATGGTAAATTAGAATACTTCATTATACTTTTGATTATATTCTCAATTTCATCATAAGGCAAGGGCGGTTCGCATTTAGTCTTATTCATAAAATGCACTTTGGCGGCTATTTCATCAGCAGAATAACCTTTTCCCCTTAATTTACCAGCATACGATGTTAAACAACTGTTTCTCGATCCAGGCGTTATCTTAGGGTAGCATATGTGAATCTTGCTTCCTTCTACATGCACATCTTTGGTATATAGTGCTTTTTTGAATTGCTTTTGACCTGATGATATTCTGATTGTATTGAAATGTTCTGATACCAGCCAATCTAATGCGTCTTGATTCTCGATAATCTCGTCATATGCAATTACATTTCCAGTGAGAATAAAGAATCTTCCAGTAGAGTACACTTCTACTCCAACACGATTATTTGATCCGGTAAATGGTAATTTACCACGCACTAAAATATGAATGCCGTTTCCACTTTTACTTATTTCAGTATACGATTTGAAACGATCAATAATTTCCAGTGCCTTATCTGTAAGTATACCATCCACAAACGAATGGTCTAAATCAACACCTACTATACCATTGCCGTTAAACACATATCCTACATAATCGCATTTCTTATTTACGACATTAGCATATGCTTTGTCATACGTACTCCATGTGTTCGGAGAACTAACGGCTGCCGCTAAAAGCGTATCCGCTCTTAACGGCACTTTCCGTTCAGTTCTAGCGCACACCCATTTACTATCTTGCTTCAGTTCTAACGGTATACGCTCATACATATTAGTCCTCTTTCTTATTGTCTTTGACTTTAGACTTGAAATATCTATTGTCTGCAAAAAGACCATAACCTTCGATCTTGTCTGACTGTTTAGCCCTAGTCAAAAGGTCTTTCGCTTCGTCAACGCTCATAGAATCCTTAACGTAATCTTTACCGGATTCCATAATGAACTCAATACGTCCGTTACGGATATCGGCTACAACCGCTTTAGATTCTTTCTTATCCGGTTTAATCATAGTGCTCCCCCTTTCTTCAGTTTGTTATTGTACTCATTCAGCATTCAGAAAAGAAACAAGATCGATTTCCTCAGTTTCTTCTTCCGCTACAGGTTCTTCAACCTTCTTAGCCGATGGACGATTTCTCGACTTACGGCCTTTCTGATACTTTTCCAAAAGTGACGGTTTACCATCTTCAAAGCCATCGATACGACGTGGCTTATCGCAGAATACAGCTGGCTTTACTACGCCACTGGAATTGGTGTACGATCCATTGCGTACTGAACACTGTACATATGCACCAAGAGCGTCCATAAGATCGATGGTGGCTTCTTCATCGTCGATCTGAAGAGCTGTAGTGACGAAATCTGACAGTTCAGCCAGTGCGCGAGTATTCGGTTCACCATCTTTCGTATTGAGAAAGAAACTCTTATACACACGCTTGTTAGAAGATGTTACCAGTGTCATTTTGACACGAGTTGCTTCCTCTTCGATTTCTACGATCTGCAAATTGTAAATACCATCCGCGAGATAGTAATTACTGCTCTTACCTTCATACTTTTTACCACCGTTGATAATCATACATTGTCACCTTCCTTATTGATATTCTTACGCATGGTGTAAGTTACTTTTTCTTTCAGGTACTGATTGTAAATACCGTCTTTCTTCATCTTATCGGTATCCACCGTAGTAGACGTTGTTTTGCTTAACGTCCATGTATACTTGCTACCCTTAAAAACGGTTTTATCCTGATCTGCTCCTTCGTGTTCGATTGCATAATCTTTAAGCAATCCCTCGATTTCGGTTAACCGCTTCTTATCAGCCTTAATACTATCTTCAATGGTTGAAATGGAAGAATATAACATTTCTGCTTCTTCCAGTATACCACTCATATCGGTTGTTGTATCGACCACATGAGTACGCATAGCCTGTAGATATTCAGCATCTTCTTTTTCGTCGTAATCGGGAGAAATACCTGTTACTACATGCTTTTCCCACCAAAGTTCACAGAAATTGATGTACCGGGCAAACTCGGGATATCTTTCAGATACTTTGAAGTGGCGATATGTAGTATTGCGTGCTGTGCATACATAATCTTCGGGATGATCGTAGTCAGATTCATCCAAGAACGAGATAATCATGTATACATCATCTACATTAAGCAGATGTGCATATAAAGCAGCCTGTAAAGCATAGTATTCAGGAATATCATCCATCCAATCTTCAGCACGCTTAGTTGTCTTGCATTCGATCACACCGTTAATGATACCGGAATCATCACAAGTAACACTATCCCACATACCACCAAAAATCTCTACATCGTGAAAGAAATCACCACGGGTTTTCTTGAAGAAATCTTTACCATACATAGCTTCCGGTCTGATTACTTTTGCTAAATCCTCAAACCAAGTAAGCTGTTTATCTTCGATTACCTTACCGGCTTTCGTGTAGATCGTTTCTTCAAAAGGCTTTACGTATGCTTTTGTAATTTCGCACCATGCCTGGAATGGACTTTGCCATCTATTAGCACTAAGAACCGCACCGAATCGCGTACCTGTGATTTTTTTAGGGCTTTTAGGCTGTTCATCTGTTTCAACATGATCGTTTACGAACTTGATCTTCATGACTTACTCCTTTCCCTGTTTAGCCGCTTCAATACGCTTCTTAATATCAGCGATAATGCCCTCGGCTTCAGTACGTGTTGTTTTCTTAAAACCGTTGCTCTTTACGAAGATAGCATTAGCTTCAGCTTTTGCATTAGGATCAGCTTTGAGCCAATCACCTAACAACTGGCGAAGCGCTTTGATCTGAAGTTCATCAGCCATACCATCCGCATCTGTAATCTGCTGCTTCATTTCGGTTCTAGTAGCAGACGTAACGATCTTTGCTTTAGGTGCTTCTTTCTTCGGTTCGGGAGTTTTAGACTTAACGCTAGGTTTTACACTCGGCGCTTCTTCAACCTTTCCGGCATCGATTTCATCAGCAATTACGATATCCAGTACAACCTGGTACATGTACCTTCTCAGATAAGTAATTTCCGATCCAAGCGCCTGAACCTCATTCATCCTGTATTTACCAGGTTCAGCAATCTGCTTATGTGGTAATACAAAAACAATTCGGTTATCCGGCTTATCGGTATCGATAAGTGTACCTAGACATTTTCCTTCTTCAAAACGAACGAGCAATACCAAGTGGTATCTTTCGAAGATTCGAGTTGCTACAGGTACAATATCTGACAGTTCGAGATAATCGAAATCTGCATGAGCATTATACCCACTCGGTGAAATGTTCTCTTTCTGAAAATCGGCTCTAGCTGCAATCAGTTTCGAATAGATATTCATTGTTGAAACATCAGCAACCGCGGCTTCAGGTTCATTGGTTACTTTTGACATAATGGTTAGCTCCTTTTCTTTAGTTTGCGTGAAATCATTTATGATTTTCTTTGCTTCTTTAATATACCAACTTTTGTTAACTTCGTCAATAGTCAATTTATTCGAATTATCAACTATGCAATTCTCAGGTAATGATGCCACACGTTCCATTGTAGCACCATCTTCTTTTTGCTTATACAGTGTGCCTAACATCTGATTAGAAGTAGCATATACACGATTACATTTTTGTACAGGCACATATACTATCTCCCCATCTACAAACTGAAGCTGAAAACTACGTTTATATTTCGAACCTACTTTGGATATGATCTGAAACTTAAAGATATCATTACAGTTGTTGATAGTTTCTTCAGGAGATATACCTTCCAAAAACCATGCCTTTACAGCATCAGGTATGATTGTAGCATTGTTGTTTATTTTAAAAGCACCTACATAAGAGATACCCCGTACAAGCGCACCACCTTTAACCTTAACTGATCCGTTCACCTGACGCTCAATATAGTTATTCACATCGCGCTGAATAATCAAATTGATGTTATCTTCTTCCAGTTCAAAACCAGTACGAGTTTGCCATTCAGTAAGGATATCGCGCATAATACACATCTTACTGTTTTCTATCTTGAACATAATACCATCTGTATTAAGCTGAATCAGTTCACACCCGGTATCTCGATACAAATGTGTAGCCAGTTCCAAAAGATACAACTGACCTGACAGACAGATAGATAAAGCCATAAGAGGATCGTACAGATCATTGTACTGATTCTTACTCGCACCAAACGTTGTATTATTTACAAGTTTCAAGTCACCGGCTGCTTTCTTGTTTCCTTCTTTCTTGTATTTAGCACGCTGAACTGTAACCTGTTTGTAATCATCGGGATTCGGTACATTACGAGATAGATACCCGTTAATGACGATCATGCTAGGATAGAACTGATTTACGTCTACGTTGATAATCGAATGCGTATCATCAGATGTATCATTATATACACCATTGCAGCCGTGTATTCCACCTGCTCCGACCTTATACTCACATGAACCTATATGACTAATATAAGACTTAGCCTTATCTTCCAGTTCCAAATCCCCGGCTTTAATCGTCTTAAAGAATGAAATTACACCTTCTTCTATGTATTCATACTTAACGTTATCCGGAAATTTATAATTGTACTTATCATTATGAGGTTGCTTCTTAGCATTTAGATATCTAGCTGTAAGTTTGGCATTAGTCATGTTTAATGCTTCTTCAGTAGATATGTTTTTCAATCTACCTAATCTTATTTTAGTACCGAGATATCCTATGCGCTCATACATCATATGTATTGTCGCTTCTACGTCTTTGATACAGTAGTATTCTACATCAGCTTTTTCTTCATCTGACAATGGATGATCTACATCAAAATCAACACGGCTTTCGACGATATCCATCCCCATATGTGCTTCAAAGCCTTTAAGCGAAACACCAACATAACAATCGTCTCGCAGATCACATCTGTTATACAAGGGATATCCACGGCATTCTTCGATTTCCCACGACATTTCACCATTAACAATACGGTCTGATATATTCTTGATTGTCGCACAATCTTCTACATTTTTCATAGCACAAATAACTGGATCATCGTAGTTCTTATTGTTGAATCCTACCATGATGTTCTCAGAACTTTGTACGTTAGATAAAAAATCTTCAAATTGGTTTTCCCAATATGTATGTATCGATAACTTACATAAATCAAATACGACAATCAGATAGTTATATTTGAATACCTCGATATCGAAAACGGACAGTTTATCTGTTTCCAGTTCCTGTTTAATCTTTTCAACCTTTTCTTTCAAATCCATATGGATCACCTTCATTCGATTATGCGATATCCTCGATCACGATATAACCGAAGCCTTTCTCTATATTTTTTCTGAAAGTAACGCGGCTTATCTACAATATCGATACACACGGCTTGTGTTTTACCTTCATATGTTCTAGCCACTCTGCCGATGCTTTGTATTATAATGTTTTGCTCAATAGCCAGTAAAGCAAAAATAACCTTTTCCAATCTCGGTATATCCAATCCTTCTTTAGCTAATTGATAAGTTGCTAAAACCACATCGTATTTACCGTCTCGCACGCCCTTAATAGCCGTGTCTCGCGCCTTGTTGGTGTAAGCATACATCACATCAGGATCGTGGTCTATTTGTGCGGCAGACGGTGTTATAACAACAGTACGTTTCTTCAGAGATACGTCCATCTGTTCCACAATGTACTGTATATGCTGCACACGGTTAGTCAGTATGATTGTAGGTGAATCTCCTATCTGATTCAATATTAACTTATTCCGTTCCGCATCTGCAATCAACGTTTGTATTACCATGTTCCAATCAGTAGTTCCATCCGGATTGTATACTTCTTCCGAATAAGTATAGTTACTGAATACTGGTTTAATATCTACTGGCATGATCATATTTGTTGTTTTCAGTACATCATCCGGGATTTCGTATTCGATATTCCCCAGGTTACATAGAACTGTACGGAAATAACCATCGTGCGTTTCGGGTGTAGCTGACAATCCAAACTTGTATTCAGCCTTAATGTTGTTTACCACTCTAGCCATCTGCGAGGATGATTTTTTAGTATTACACCTATGACACTCATCCACAATAACACAATTAAACTTAGTGGCATACGTAGACGCTTTCATTTTAGCCATAGTTTGAATGGTAGCGTAAGTGATAGTTTGACCTATATTGACTTTCCCTTCCGTAATAGTGCCTATATTCATATCACTACCTAATATGCGAATACCTACAGCCATACTCTGCTTTAGTAGATCACTGGTATGTGTAAGCCATAAAGTTCTCATACCGATTCTTTTAGCTATAGCGTGACCCATGACCGTTTTACCTGATCCGCAAGGTGCTTTAAGTATACCAAATTTACGATTAACCATGCGATCTACAGCAGGTATCTGATAATCTCGTAACTTAATATCAGCACTCATCCAAGCGCCCCTACTTGTCTTATTTATGTCAATTTCAAACGTAGTTTTATCCAGTAAATCGAAGTTTTTCAAAAACGCATACAACTCTCGCAAACACCCATAAGGCAAATTATATACATCATCATCGACTTTCTCGTATAACGGTAACTTTGGTGATATATGCTTTTTGTATAGATTCAGTTTGCTTCGAGTAATGTATTCCGGATTTGGTATAGTATAGTTTTCTTCAAGCCAAACTATTACCGATCTTACTGGCTTATATATTCTGATTTTACAATCAATCTTGATATGCATTTAACCACACTTCCAATAAAAAACCATCTGAAATCTTAGACAAGGATCGTATACCTTGATCATATAGATTATCTATATACGACTTAGGCAGCATATATATTTTCGTACCCAACTGTACAGCAAACCACCCTTTACCACCACAACGAATAGATAGCCAGTCCATCGAATTTATCTGATTATCTTCGCGCCGCTCAAAATCAAAACGACCTGATTTGCATTCCTTCGCATCAATAAGATGTGCTCCCTTATGGTTAATAGCTATGATATCTGCCGGTTGCGAACCGTCTTTAGCTTTGGCAAAAATATGACACCAAAAGCCTTGCATACCTAGTGTTCGCCATACCTTGATTTCCAGTTCACTACCACGTATTTTAGTCATGGTGTATGTCTCCGTTTCTTGTTTGCTATTATGTGTTGTATCCGCATTTGATCTAGTTTAAAATTACACGATCTGTCTCTTCCAGGAATGCTCTTTTTCCACGAAGTATATTCCGTGCAATTACTATGACATGTAGGTGTTCGCTTTTCACACTCATAACATGGTGAAGTTCTCACGGTTCATCACCAAACCTTAGCTTATCAACGCATACGTGAAAATCAAAATCCAAATCAGAACGATACGACTTTTTTTCTTCCTCTGCTTCTTCAGCTTCGAGTTCAATTTCAAAATCGTGTTCCCATTCCGCACTGAGTTCATCCAGCGCTTTCTGCAACTTATAGTACACGAACTCGACTAAACAACAAAGAATAACATAACTACCGATAATCACGTAAAACATCAGATCACCACTTCTTTCATAAACTTATCGTATGTATCCAAAATCTTTTCACAGATTGCTTTACACTCAACTGCTCTACTACCAAGCTGTACACCGTGAAGCCAACGTGAAAAGGAAACCTTATCTACCTTGAATCCAACCTCGGCTAAACGTGCCATAAGCCATACATTTGTTAGCTTATTCTCGCTCAACCTTTTGCTAATCTCATCAAACATTTTAGTATCAAACATTTTCGTATCTCCTTTCGGTTTGTGGCTTTATTATACCAAACTAAAATTAGTATGTCAATAACAAAAGTTAGCATAAAAATAAGGCACTATCTAGTAGCCTTAGATAGTACCTTATAGTCAAAGCAACCTTCGCCAACCGTGCAAAGAATAACTAGGAGCAATATTATTATATCATTTGTTCAACTGCTTGTAAACCTGATTTGCTCCCGTAGCTGAAAGTCCACTCACAATACCGATAGCCAGCGCTGTAATCCAGTTATCTGCTCCGATAAATCCCGGGATAGTATAGAACACTACTACACCTAGAATCGCACCGCAGATACCGCAAATACACGGAATGTATTTTTCCAGTTTCGGTAAGAAGTTTTTCACACACATACCGATCAGATAACATACAACTACGATAGACGGAATAGAAACAAACTCTGTCATATTTAATCTCCTTTCTCTGTAGGTAACGATATGAAGTTATTGTAATATGAATCCATAACCCCATTCGCCCCTAATGCATGATATTGTTTATATAGGTTCTCAAAATTATCCTTGATGTAAGTGGGTGCTGATCCCTTGTAATAGTATTTATCGTATAACTCGATAAGCTCATTACGGAGAACAGCCTGTGTGCCTAGTTTCAGTGCTTGCAGTTCATGCCTAAGCATCTTAACTTTAGCAAACAAATAAGCCCACAAACTACCAATCAAACCGGGTATTCCAATGATACTGATTATCTGATACCAATTCACGATACTACCCCCTAGATAATCAGATACTTCCAGGTATCGCCATCCACAACACCTGTTTGCGGAAGCCCATGCTTCTTTTGTGCTTTTTTAGTAGCCTGTTTTGTTCTCGATCCAAACTTACCATCGATTTCAATTTCTTCGCCTGAATCATCACGATAACCATACATATGTAACAGGCATTGCCACGACGTGACCGCTCCGTTAGTATCGTGCATTCCTTCTCTAAGTACAGGTAACTCCGTCATACACGTATCTCCTTGATCTTCAAATATAGTAGGTCTACCGTAGTGATTCCAGTTACCACTAATCAACGGACGTTTTACACACCCGTCGTCTCTCCCCTTACATTCTACCACGTTTAGGTTATCGTCTACAATATATCCGATATGCGTTACTACATCCTGGCTGTTTTTCCTACCAACCCAATCTCCATTACGAAGTTGCGATCTTGTAATCTCTTTGGTGTACTTCTTAAACATGCCATCGGCAGTTGTATCAGCAAACCCAAATAAAATAGCAAGTTCATACATACCTAGCCCGGAGCAATCAAACGCACGAAGTACATCACCATATCCGGCAGCAACCTCTTTCTTCCAATGCGCAATAGCACGATCAGCATTCTTAGGTGTAGTTTCCATCTTTCTGATCCATGATTCAGAAATGATATCCTTACCTTCACCTTGCGCACCAAATACATAGATGCTATGATTTGCTACTTGCGTATTCAGATGTTCATTAAACATATCCTGTTTGTTCATATTATCACCACCTTATGTAATCAGTTGTGCGACTTTATTCCAACCGTACCACTGATTGTTGATATAGAATCTAATATAGATCGTCGCTCTTGCAGATGCTGTATCATTACCAAATTGAGTAAATCTCTGCATATAAGCACCATCACCCGATCTTATAACTTCCAAATAACCATAATTATTTGCAGGAGAATGGGAAACGTTAGTGGTACTAACCCAATAATGACCTGCTTTAACAACAGTATTCAAATCGATATCAGATAAAGTTCTACCGACCAATGAATCCTGTTTACCCGAGTTCAATTCGTTAATAGCACCTGGAATAGTTTTATTGGTTGTACTCAACGAATTATCATTCACATTTTGTTTATTGGAGTTCAACGATGAGATATTCGTAGCGTTTGTTTTCATGGTGCTATCGATAATATCCATATTATCATTGATAACACTAATGTCTGCACTTTCTGTGTAATCGGGTTTTACCAAATTGTAGTTTGTTGTATTACTACTCATTTACCTAATCTCCTTTCTAGTTCTTCCAACCGTCTTTCCAGTTCTTCTATGCGTCTATGACACGCCTTGTTATCTTCAACAAGTAATGCACAAACTCTATCGTACTGAACCGATTGTAGTTTATCATCCTCGTAAGATGCCAACTCCGGTACAGCTTTTTCTACTTCTTCAGCTATAAAGCCATAGTAAGTTACGTTTGGATCATCAGATTCACATTTAGATGTAAAACTAACACCCCTTAAATTATCTACCTTTTCTGAAGCATTTTCAATAGTCTTGATGTTGTCTTTAAGCGCACGTAACGATGATACTCGATGCACACGATAGCCATAATTACCCGAAACCAAAGTTGTATTAGATGCACTTGTTGTAGTTGGAATATTATTTAACCAAATAGAATTATCGAAACGAACAGTGCCATCTTTAACTCTAAATTCAGAACTAGAGCCTTCAAAACTGATATTGCCATACGCTGTAATATTAGATGTTCTAAACTGAACATTCTTACTAGTTAACCATATTTCACTATCAACATTGTTAGCACTATTGACCATGAACTCCAAATGACGAGGGATACTATTACTTTCTTCTTGAAACACAATATAAGCAAATTCATATTGATCTTCTCTCCTAAAATGCAAACCGTTATCGTAAATTTCAAGTCCGTAATTTGTATCAGCTTTATTGCAATATAAGCCTTTATCTGTAATTATCCATTTACCTATATTACCACTCGCCGCAGATAATTGACCTTTAATAATTAAATTACCGTCATCGTCTGAGTATAATACATTATCGTTTTCATTGTTTTTAATGATTAAACCACGCGAATTGATAGTCAATCCATATTCATTAAATTCCAATTTATTCTCAGATGTAGCTTTCTTAAAGCCATATAAATTATTATCATTTACAGACGAAACTGCTTCTATACGCGTGCCATAATTATCATATTGTCTACTTTCTTCACCACTATTTGTATATGTTACTCTGCCAAATCCATTCCATTCTACAGACATAGTAAATATAGGCTCGATATATGTAATTCCATCTTCTTCCCAAGAATACATATCGTCGCACCAAATCGAGTAATCACAATCCGAAACTGTAATAGCATTATGAAAATTTCCATATTTTTTATGAGTTCCGGTTGAAAACCACGAATCTGTAGGATTACTTCTCACAAAAAACGGATTATCACGCCATTCATATGTAACACCATTTT